CTCCCAGTACTCCCCAAGCGGAAGGTGGTCGCTCGTTGCCTGAAGATACTTATCCTCTTTGAACAGATTAAAGTCGATAGCTAGGCGGAGCTTGTGGTTGGAGTACGGGTGACCATAGCCCCCCGGCACACCTAGAATGTTGTGCAAGCGAGGATCGCGGTAAGCATCCCCGACCGTCAGTTCATAGCCGTTATCATACGCCCAGATAATTAAGTCCGCGACCATCCGCGTGAACCGGCGTTGTTTGTCACCAAGCGACTCAGCCATTAATGGGCACCCTTGTCAGCCTTGCCGTCTAACTTGTCTTCAATTCGGTCTAGCTTACGGAAAATGGCGTCAGATAAGTCTTTGAAATCGGATTTATGTACCCGGTCGTTAGCTATCTCTTCACGGAGATTAGACAAATCTTTTTTTAGTATGCCAACAGCGTCCCAGAGTTGCCGCGCTAGCCAGCCAAATATAGTGGCTAGGGCCGTAAACGCCGCGTTAATAAGCCATTGGTAGTTAGCCTCATCCATTACGCAGCAACCCCTTTGATGACGGCAAAGTTGATGACCGGGGCTTCTGCTACCGCCACTGCCACGATGTTGTGGATCTGAACACGAAAGCTGCCAGCAGCTACAGCCGTAACGGACAGACTATATCTATCTGCCGTGGCCCCGCTGGCGAAGTTGACGATCACTACATCCGTAGCAGCTACCGCAGAGTTTGTCACAGTAAAGCTAGCAAACGTACTTACCGTGGTAGTGGCACTAACAAGGGTGATTTGACCAGCGACTTTATTAAGCGTGACCGGCGTCGTGCGGCTGGTAATCTGAGTAACAACACCGCCAGCACCCGTGCCATAGCCTACGCCAGAAGTCGGGCCAGAAGACAAGATAGTGGTTGTAGCCGCAACATTTCCAGTGACATCAACCGCAGCTACAGGAGTAGTCACCCCGCCAAAACGCGTAGGCCCGTAAAATATGTTTTCCGCTTGAGTGTCTGCATAAAAATTGTATTCGCCAGAACCAACGGGGACACTGCTTAAGAATCCAATTTGGTTCGTAGCAGTATTAAAACTTGGCTTAACACGAAACCCTACCTGTAGCGTAACGGTTGATCCGGCACCGATAGCAATAGGGTTGGCTGTAAAATGATCATACTCCGCCAGCGTAAACGCCGCCGCTGCGGTGCTGGGAGCAGAGTAGAAAGAAGTCGCAATGGTGGTGACAGTAGACTGGACAGCGTTCTGCACGCGCACGGAATACGCGGTGGGTTGTCCTCCGATATCTTTATCAACACTGAGCGTAATAGCGTCAGAGGAAACCGGCGTAACAGTGCCGATACCGATGTTTCCAGACGCCCCGACAATAAGCCTGTTTGTCATTGCTCCCGCAGAATTTGCGGTTCTAAAATACAACGATCCGGGGACAAACCCCACGCCTACGGTCCCGTCAACTACTCCCCGGATATCTGCTGACCGAATGAAGCCTACGCCATCAGAGCCCTGCCACTGCATATATCCAAGCACATCGCCATCAGCAACAGCCGTGTGGGTGCCTATCGTTGCATTTTTAGATTTCGCAAGAACAACGGCGGGAGACGAGTCTGTCGTTACATTCCACGCAGCGCTAAATGTTGTTGTAAGTGAAACTGTTGCCGCATTAGTTTGAATTCGCGGCGATACGCCTGCGGCTCCACTTTGTGCGTTTGCACAAGGTACTGCCACGGTATACCCAGAGAGCAGTGCGCCGTCTTTGTCAATTACAACCGGAGTAACGTCAGGATTGGTAGAGTCCTCTACAACAAGCGCGTTCCCCGCACCCGTCTGGTTGATACGCAGCGCATCGCTAGCAGTATTCGCACTGATAGTAGCGGGGCCGGTGATACTGTTAATCGCAGCCACGACATTTGTGCCGTCGCAAATCAAAATAACTTTCTCGCCGTTTAGTACGCTTATGCCTGTACCCGCGCTGGTCTTTACCGTGACGGCGTACCCGCCTGTCGTGTTGTTAAATATGAAATAAAGTTTTCTGTTGTTGGGTACGACCAAAGTGCGGTTAGCAGTAAGCAACCCGGTCATTTCGATGCACATGTTCCGGGCAACGCCTGTTGCGCCGTTGGGTATCGTAATGACAGTGTTAGCGCCGTCAGTGATCGCTTGTGTGACGTAGCCACTGATAGCCTGCTCGATCAGTGTGCCCAGATTGTTGTTGGTCGTACTGCCCCAAGTCCCCGCCTGATCGCCTGTACCGATCAGTTCAATGGCGAGATTAGTGGAAAACGTACTAGCCATGGCGACCTCTTATGCGATCTGCACGATAGATGATCCCGCCCCGGAAGGGGGGAACTGGACCGTGAATGAATTTACTGCCGTTTTGATGCCGCCGAACGAAAGGATCGCTACTGAGCGGTTAGCATTGCTGCTGTTATAGATCAGCGCCCCTGTGGCACTGAATGAAGCTGGAGTCCAGACAGCGTCGGCGAAGTTGAGATACGCCGTGGTAGTGGGGGTGCCGCCTGTAGTGGGCACCTGAGAGATAGTCAGGGTCAGGCCGCCTGTGGTGTACCCGCTGCCGTTAGCAACTTCGTTCAGCGCGGTGTATGCCGTGGTTGTCGCGTCAAGTTCAGCAAGGCTCGTGTAGAGCGCGATCTTGAAGACATCCTGCGTATTGAGTGTCAGCGCCCTGTTAACAATATTGAAGTTCATACCGCCGCTTAGTACGTCGGTTTTGAACGAGTTGGTGATCGTCTGGATGATAGCCACTGTATCCCCGTTTAGAACGATATGCGACTTTGACCGCTACGATACGCATCGCGCCGATCTTTGCCCTCACCCAGTACTTTAAGCAATTCTAATGCTTCTTGATACTTAGCTTCGTACATGTTGGCAAGGTCTTGGTCGCCCTTCATGTAGATATATGCTTCACGCAGCGTACCGTAGAGCAAAACGCTGTCAAAGTTAGTCCCAAGCCACGACACCCCCGCAGTCACGATTGACTCCGGGTAGTAGTAATAGTGAAGCTCCATGTTATATGACGCATCGGGGGTGGGCCCGATAATTATCGTATTGACATCAAACTGCCCGTAATGCGTCGGCTTACCAGTCGCGCCGGGGTAGGGAAACGCCTCACGGATGTACTCAACGTCTTTGTTCAGGAGGTATTCCTGCGCCGACGTATTTGGGTCAATAACAGACAACGCAAAAGTAGCTAGCCAATCTGCCGGCACAGTGAGGTACTTATTATTCGCCGTAGCAGTACCTATCTGGTTCTTTCTAAGCGCAGGGATTTGAACAGCGTTGTAAATCCGCTGTTCTGCTAGCTGTATAAACGTAGGAATATACGAGACGAAGCTAGGCTCCGTATTCTCGGTATAGTTCTGAATCAGCGCTGTAAGGCTTGTGTACGAGACAGCCATTAACCTGTCCCAGAATCAGACCTATCTGCCAAGAACTTCGTACCCTTAGTAGCAGCGCCAGCACCGCGCATGGTGTCGTACTTCTTTTGCCCTGTGCCGCTGAGCCAACGCCCTTTGACCATCACATCGTTTTTACCGATGTCAGTCTGGGGATAGCCGTTACAGTGGGGAACCGGAACCGATTTAATGATGCTCATCACTTGCCCCGCGAAGATTTGCCTTGGTTCATAATACGGGAGACATTACGCCCGTACTTTTTCCTGTCTCCAGACGTAGGCCCACCGGCCTTCATCTTTTTGACTTTCATGGACATCGGACCACAACCTTTATCACCGGCCATAAATCCTCCTATGAGGTTAAAATAGTAACAGTACCTACACTAGCCTGCCCAATCAAGTCGTTTGGGGTCAGGGCAAAATCATTAGCTCTAGCACCACCTACCGGATTCCAACCCCACTGAATGAGGCGGCTCCCTGTAATAGGAGCATAATAGCTCGTATCTGGGCGTGGATCACGTACCGCTTGCGGATCATTTACAGGATACATCCCTAACTGTAGCTGTGGCTGATCCGGCTCCCAGCACGTTTGGCATACTTTGATATTAACATTTTTAGTCTTAATGACTAGCGTTTTGAGTTGTGTCAGCTTAAACCGGAACCCACACCTATCGCACTCGGCAATAGAGTTTTTAGCAGATGCGAATTTGCTAGCCACAAATCACCCTACGAACATCTGCCGGGGGACGAACCGTACCGACGCCTTCTCCCTGTCTTCTTCTGCTGCAAGCGCCCACTGCTCATCGTAGATGGACTTCAGCATGGGGATACGCGCTTCGGCCCCTTGGATCTTCATCGCCAAGCTATATGCCAGACCCGCGATCATGCAGGGGAGAAACCGGAACGGTACATCTTGGCCGCTCAAACCGTTACCCGCCTCCTGCATACGACGAAGCCGCCAGTACACAAAGGTGTAGGTAGTGGAGTTATCGGGCTTCGGCCAGACCACGATCTGGGGGTACTGCACTACGCCAAGAGAATTAGTGGCACCCGTTTGACGGTTAATCCAGACCTGAATCGGACGCCCTGTGGCGTTCTTGTTGGGGATCGACGAGTAGGTACTGCCCGAGATTCGGGTGATGTTGATGTCGATCTGGTTCGTCCCAGTACCCGTGCGGATCACATGGTCCAATAGGTCTACCGTGTCTACGGGGATATCGTAGGTACCTTCGTTGTAAGTAAGTACTTGCTCACCCTGCTCAATCGTCCAGAGATTAATCCCCCGGTTTGCCCAGTCCAGCAGGAGCAAGTTCAGCGACCGTCTGGCAGTCTTCATGTCGTAGCCAGAGCGCACCTCTGCACCACACCGCTCAAACGCCTCCTCGACAATCGCGTTCAGGTCGAGATTAAACGCCGTACTGTCTGTAGTACGGACATTCGATGCACCAGAGGGATTAAGTATGAGTGTCATGGGATATGGGCCTCGTTGAGCGCTTGCTTCACAGACAGCACAAACTCCATCATCGACCCCCGGAAGCTGGTTTGGTCGATTAACTCAATCAAGAATTTTTGAACGTCACGGTGAGGCAGAACACAAACAACA